GCCGGTCGCAAGGGCGGGTTTACTATTGATGCCCGGTATAACGGAAAATTAGTACACGCCAAAACGATCAGACTTGAAACGGGTCGGGATTACTTCATATACGCATACAGGCCAGAATGAACGGATTGACTGACCGGCAGATTAGATTCATTGACGAGTACCTGATTGACAACAACGGTAAACAGGCCGCTATCAGGTCGGGGTATAGTGAAAAATCAGCTGAGGTTCAGGCGTCCAGGATGTTAAGTAATGCTAAGGTTTTGGCAGTGCTAAGAGAAAGGCAAGAACAGCTTGCCAACAAATATGAGGTTACGCGGGAAAGGGTGGTTGAGGAATACGCAAAGCTGGCATTCTTCAATATCAAAAACGCTTTTGATGATAATGGCGGCCTGATTGACATTAAGCAGATGGATGACGATATATCTGCCGCTATTGCAGGGCTTGAGGTGTCCGAAATAACCGCCGGATCAGGTGACGAAAAGACGGCAATAGGCCAACTAAAAAAAATCAGGCTTACCGATAAACGCGCAGCGCTTGACAGTCTTTGCAAGGTTTTGGGGTATAATGCCCCCGAAAAGACAGAATCAAACGTAAGGATACTTACTGACCTAAAAGAGTTAACGGATGACGAATTACTCCAACTGGTCAACAACCGAGATAAAAGCTGAATTAGCACAAAGGGAACTTGCCAGGCGCAAGTTTTCCGAGTTTTTCAGATACACGATTGAACCAAAGGGTTACATCGTTAAGCAGTTCCACCGGATAATAGCCGACAAGTTGCAATCCGTGTACGAGGGTAAGACAAAACGCCTTATGCTTTTTGTACCCCCACAGCACGGAAAAACTACACTATCAACCGAATGTTTTCCGGCTTGGTATCTTGGCCGCGACCCCAATACCCGGATCATTGTAGGGGCTTATTCGGCTGATTATTCAGCGAAGTTAAACCGGTCGATTCAGCGCCTTATGACCGGACGGGAATACAGGAACCTATTCCCCGAATCGCGGCTGAACGAAAGAAACGTTTCAACCGATTCGCAAGGGTCGTACCTTAGAAACAACACGGTCTTTGAAATAGTCAATTATACCGGATCTGTCCGGACGGCGGGCAGGGATGGAGGCGTAACCGGCAACCCGGCGGACATACTGATCTTTGACGACTTCATAAAAAACAAAGAGGAAGCCAATAGCCAGACGCTCCGGGAAAAGATGTGGGAAGGGTACGAGGCTGATTTTGAAACCCGGATGCACAATGATAGCCGGGTGATATTCACCATTACCAGGTGGCACGATGACGACGTTGCGGGGAGGCTACTGAAGCGAGACGGCGAAATAAAAGACGGTGGGTTGTGGGATGTTATCAGGTTTGAGGCGATCAAGGAAAAAGAATATCCATACGACTACCGGGAAATGGGTGAGGCTTTGTTTCCTGAGCGGCACGGACTGGAAAGACTAAGGAAGATCCAGAAAGATTCGCCGTCCATGTTTCAATGCTTGTACCAGCAAGACCCCACAATGCCGGAAGGGAATATCATCAAGGATTACTATTTCAACCGCTATTCCTTGGCTGATCTTCCGGAGGGAACGAACCACATTTACATCGACACCGCGACCAGTGAACCCGAATTGAAAGATAATGACCCAAGCGGAATACTCGTATTCCGTCCGGCAAACAACCAGTTGTACCTGATCGAATTCATAAAGGGAATGTATGGAATGCCGGAATTGATAAAGGCGATCAAGGAAATAGCCGCGAAGTATTTCAGCCAAAAGTCAAGGGTCATAATTGAAAACAAATCAAACGGCCCCTCAGTAAAACAGCTATTGGTAAAAGGGACAAGTATTCCGGTTGTACTGGAAACGCCAATGGGCAAGAAACTGGAACGGGTGGAAAACGAAATACCCTCGCTTGAAACCGGCAGGGTTTGGGTTCCGAAAAATCAATCATGGGTTGCCCCGTTTATTCAGCAGTGTACGGGCTTTCCGATGATGAAACACGATGAAGAAGTGGACTGCCTGACCGGCGCAATGCGCGTATCTATTCCACGAGTTGAAAACCAAGGCGGCGGCAGAAAGGCCGTTGCCGTATAAATCGAGATTATGAAAGAAGCAGAAGATTTATTACTCCAAGCCTGCGCGATGCTTTACAAGCAGGACAAGCACAAAAACCGCGCAAGGATGGGACACATTCTTGGCTATTTCCGGCAGTATGCCCCATCCCGCACACTGGAAGCCCAGGCGATCATTAACCCGGAACGGTTTGGGAAGTATGCGAAAAATCCTGAATCACTGCCAGCTAAGGCGTTTTTAGATGCTGCGCAAGCTGTTAAAGATTTTGGCGAAGCACTAGAATCAATTGAACCAAATGCAAAAGCGACAGCTATATTGACCCAAAACCCCGACCAGGAATCCAATGAGCCCGATCCATTCACGGAGGCATGGAATCAAACTATTGGGGATTTTGAAAAATTGGCAGCAACCGCATCCGAACAGCCAAAAGACCCCAAAGGCTCCATCAAAAAACAAAGAAGTCGAAAACCATATCTCGGCGAACCAAAGAATCAATGCTGCGGTTAAAAATCCACATCACCGGCAAAGAAGGCATTGAAATAGATATGCCTGAAAACCCGACTGAGGTCACCTTGTCGCAATACACCGACTATCAACAGGCTTTTGAAGACCTGATTAAATGGAGGGAGGAAAACGACGGGGAGAACTTCAATAGCCCAAAATACCGGATAGGCGAAGCCAAAAAGATGCTGGCTTGCCTTTCTGCATTTTCAGGAATGCCATATAAGGAACTGGCAGACGCACCATTTGAGGCTATACAAAAGCTATTTTCGGGCATCTACTACGCGATTAACCAATACAAGAAAAGCGACGCCACCTCAGATTATTGGTTCAACTATAAAGGAGACAGGTACGCCCTGCCGACCATATACCGGGATGCGATCACAAGTCAGGAGCGATTCGCGGCAGTATCAACCGCAAAGGCTGTGGAGGTATTGACCAAATGGGACGTGTACCAGAACGCGCTGAAAGCCGGGACGGTGGATTCATCTTTTACGTTCAGTATCATCCTACTGATAATCGCAACCTTTGCGGAAAAGGCGGGCGACGTTTTCCCGGATAACGATTCAGATATTGAAAAGTACCTGAGCGACCGGGTTGTATTTTTCAAGGACATTGATATGCAGGTTGGCCTGGACGTTCTCAATTTTTTTTTCGGTGGTACAAAGCCCACGAAGCAAACGACCAATTCCGCTATTTCTTTAAGCCGCCCAAAAAAGCCCCGTCCGACAAGTACGAAGCGGAGGCATTTGTTAAAGCATCGGTAGAAAACGACCGTATGTTTAAGCGGGTCGGATATAGATACATTTACCGCCGGTTACTTGAAAGCGGAACATTCAACGGATACCGGCAGACACCGGAGCAATCAGTAAGGGCAATTCCGTTTGATCGCGCCCTTGCTGAGTTGAGCCTACAAAACGCAATGTCTTAACGCGGCTTAAACACCTTGGCAGGGTGAAAAATGTAGTTTTCATCCAGGTAGCCGACGGTGATGCCGGTTGAATCATAAAGGGTGCACGGCGCAATGGGATAAAGGAAGTCCCGGTTTTCTTCGCTCATGCGTTCGATGGTCTGGATTTCTCCGAAATAACAACCGAGCAGGGAGGAAAAGACCAGGACGACAAAGAGGGCAAAAATGAATTTCATGTTTTTGTTGCAAATTTAATATATTTGCATATGACAAAGAACGACTTTTTCAGGCTGTTAGGCGAAGCGGTGAAATACTCGCCGTCGGTCGTCGTCGGTCGCGTTGAGATACCGCTTAATACTTTCGCTGTTCTTCGCTCACCCATTGAACTGACCGCCGAAAGCCTGGAAAAGACCATTTGGGACAAGGGTAAACCTTATTTCTATTCCCGCAAGTGGGAGGCTTTCAACTACTCAGCGAACCGCATATCTTTTGAATATCCCATCTTGGTGGCCTACGATCTTGGCCCCAGGATAACCGATTTCTTTTCCGGCAAAGGTCAGCGCCTTACAAACATTCGCCTGGACTGCCTTTATCCGAATGTTGAAAAAGCCGGTGCAGACGTGAAACAGGCTTGCAAGGCGCTTGTGGTAAACGAAATTTACGACCTCACCCATGCGCATTTATTGCAGGTATTGGCCTACATGAAAAATTGCATCTATGCCGACGTTGACGGTACGCATGGATGGCACAACCTGGACAGGCTGAACGATCAGGTAGCGGATGGGGATGTGACCACCTATACCAAGGACGTGAATACAACGGCGATTTATACGCGTCGCATGAAAGAAAATAACGGGCAGATTAACGGCGGGTACTTGGACGATGAAAGCAAGGATATGCTTTGCGGCCTGACCTATACAATCACCCTCCAGGAATCCGCTTGCGAATTGCAGGATTCAAATTTTAACACAATAAATTGTTGCTAATGGTAGTCGGAATGTTACAAATGCCCCGCGGCGAATCGGTGGATTTTTACAGGTCTTTCGGCGTTATGCACCATATCCAGGAGATAACCCGCCTGTACGAAATGCAGCACAAGGGGACCACTTTTGCAAAATACTTCCAGTGCTTGGATATACTCTTTATAGACCGGCGATTCCTTTCTGAATGCCGCGAACTTATCAAGGCTGCAAAGCAGCAGGGAATAAAGGTTGTGATCGATGTCGATGATGACCTTTTCAATATCGGGCAGTACCACGATGCCCTGCACCTGATCGGAGCGCCAAACGTCCAGGACAGCATAAAGGAAAGCATCGGTATGGCGGATATGGTTATCGTAACCACTGAAGCCCTGAAACGATTGTATGGCGAGTATAACCCAAATATTCATATAGTCCCGAACGCATGGAACGATTACGCCTTCCCTCAGATGGCGCCGATAAAGACGCGCAAGGGAAAGCCCCGCATTGCCTGGAGGGGGTCGAACAGCCACAGGCGGGACATTCAGCTTGTATCGAAAAGCATTAACGCAAGCCTGGATAAAGCCGCTTGGTCGTTCTACGGCCTTATGCCGGACTGCATCGACCCCAATGTTATGTACATTCCGTTCCAAGCCTTGAACACCTTCTTTTCAACGTTCTCAAAAAACGCGCCCGATTATGTTGCCGTACCGCTTGAAAACACCCAATTCAATCAGGCCAAAAGTAACATCGCATGGATTGAAGCGACGGTGTTATGTGGCGCGGTTGCTATTGCTCCGATAGACCTGCCCGAATTCGACAAGCCGTGTGTGCTTAGATATAAAGGGCCGAGGGGTTTTGATACCGTGCTGAACGCTGTTATCGGCGGAAGGATTGACCGTGAAGATATGGTAATGCAGTCGCAAAAATACATATCTGAAAACCTGCGCCTTTCGGAGATCAATAAAGAACGGGCGCGGCTTTTCCACATGATCCTGCAACCGGCAGAAACCAAAGAATTGCAGCCCGCATGAGCATTGCCGCCGAAATACAAAAGGATATTGTAACGGCTGTTCGGTCGGCGCTTGAGGGATTGATTTCTGATTTCCAGGATGAACTGCGGCAGCAGGGCCACGTACTTACCGGGAGCCTGGTCAACAGCATGGAGCTAAGAATAGTCGAAGGCAAAGACCAGGTTATCGGCACAATCTCTTTTCAGGATTACGGGGCATTCGTTGAGCGAGGCGTTCCAGCGCCGCGCATTCCGTTCTCCAGATCATCCGGGCGCGGCGGCACATCGAAGTACATACAAGGGTTAATCAGGTTTTTCCAGATCAAGGGGCTACCAGGAAACGAGGCAATCCGGGCAGCATTCGCAACGGCGAACAAGCACAAGCGGGAAGGGATGCCGACCAGGGCATCTTACCGGTTTTCATCGAACGGCGCAAGGACTGGATTTGTAACGCGCAGATTGGCACAAGCGGAGCCGCGAATAGTTGCCAGGGTTTCGGAGGACGTGGAGCGGACAATTGAGATCAGGATATTTAATTTGTTCACAAGTCAATTAGCATAAAGCCGTCATAACACTTGCGAAAATAACGACGGCATGGCAAAGACGGTAGGCGTAATTATCGAGGTGACAACCTCCGGGACGGCAAAACGTCTCGCTGAGGTTGATTTTCAATTGGCTGAAATTAACAAGCAATTAAAAGAGGCTAAGAAGTTAGGCCAGTCCGACGTATATGCCAACCTGAAACAGCAGCAAATAGGGCTTCGCACGGAAGCAAACAACCTCAATAAGACGCTCCGGGATCAACAGAAAACATTCAATGCCGCCAAATATCCGGAGGATTCATTATTAGGACTTACCGACAAGTACCGCCGCCTACGCCGGGAAATTGACGCCCTATCAGCAGCGCAGCGGAACAGCGATTTCGGGCGCAACCTTATCAAACAAGCCGCCGACACAAAAAGCCAGATCGACAAGTTAGGGGCAAGTGTAGGCGATTTCCGCTCCAATGTCGGGAATTACCGCAACAGCGTTATATCTGCCCTGGAATCTACTGGGCTTGTTGGTTCCAACATCCGGAGCCTGTTTGCCGGCGGTGGACTGATCGCCGGTGTCGGAATAGCAATTGGAGCGGTAGCCAAAGGCGCAAAGGCGCTGTTCGACATTAACAAGGAAATAAGCGCAGCACAGGCAGCAGTCCAGCGGACCACCGGACTTACAAAAGAGCAGGTGGACGCGCTGACCGAAAGCCTCAAGGAACTGGACACATCAACAACGCTGGACGGGTTGCTGCAAATATCTGCCATAGCCGGGCAGCTTGGCGTTACCGGTGTTGAAGATGTGGCGGCATTCACCACAGCAATAGATAACCTCGTCATTGCCCTGGGTGATGATTTCGGCGGCGGTGCGGATGTGGTGGCTGAAAACGTGGGGCGGCTTTCAAACGTCCTGTTTGGGGCCACAACCGACGGCGAACTATTGGCTGCGCGGTTAACCAGCCTTGGCAACGCGCTGAACGTGCTGGCATCGAGCGGATCAGCAACCGCGCCAGTAATTGCAGACTTCGCAAACCGGATTTCCGCCTTGGCCATACCCCTGGGGGTATCTCAGGGTACAATATTGGGTATTTCAGCCACGCTGCAAGAACTTGGCGTTAATGCAGAACGGGGTGGTACGGCAGTTGGCAGATTATTCCAGGGTATCGCAACGGATGCAGAAGGGTTTGCAGCAGAATTCCAGATCACGCCGGAGGTTATCAAGGAAGCCGGATTTGAGGCGCGAAACTTTGCTGAGCTTGTCAATACCGACCTATCCGCAGCACTGCAATTGGCATCCAGCCGCGCACTTGAAACCAGCGGCAGCAATACGGAACTTGCGGAAAAATTAAAAGATGTCGGCATAACCGGAGCCGGGGAGCTTGAAGTATTCCTGAAACTTGGCCAGGCCAATGAGCGATTGGCAGAGAACATCGAAACTGCCACGACTGCCCTGGGCGAACAGGACAGCATACTTGCTGAGGTTGAAGCGCGGAATCAGAGCCTTGCGGGAGCATCGGCAAGGCTTGGCAATGCCTTTAAGGAATTGTTTGTTCAGTCCGGAATTGAGGACTTTTTTGCCCGGATCATTAACGCGCTTATACCGGTCGTTAACTTTTTCGGTAAGGTACTACCTCAGATATTTGGCCGGATCGGAACAATCCTTTCTCCGCTTATCAACGCATTCAGGAGCCTGTTTGATGCCATTTTCGGCGGCGTCTCCGATTTCAGCGCACTAAAAAGAATCGGCGACCTACTGATCGGCACCCTGGTTTTTGTGGTCGATACCGTTTCAGATTTTGTTAACGCGATTGCGTCCGGCATAAAGGCGGTGCGTGAATTTGTAGAGGGGAACAAACTGCTTTCCCTTGCATTCAAGGCGCTGAAGGATGTGATAAGTCTGCCGTTTACCCTGCTATCCAAACTCCCGGCCCTGTTAAACGGTATCGGTTCGGCATTCCGGCAGTTAAGGGATAATATAAAGAATCTGGATTTTTCAAAATCCATCGGCGAGGCATTCAAAGACGGTTACGACCGGGCGCAATTGGGCGCGGTCGACCTAGAAAAGACGCTAAAGGACACGGAAAAGCAGGTAGATTCCACCACCGAAAGCCTGGATCAAAACGGCGCGTCGGCAAAGAAAACCGGCAATGCGCTGGAAGGAACCGCCAAACAGGTGGACAAACTTGCCAAAGGGTCAATTGCCTACCTGAATAACCAATTATCCGAACTCAAAAAGAAGCTGGAAGGGGCCACAAACGCGACGCTGTTCAATCAAATATCCGATCAGATTGACGCGGTTCAGTTGAAAATAGACCAAACGGAGGCCAGATTCCAGCGGTTCCGGGATGCTCAAAAGGGGCTGATAAGCCCGCTTACATCCATCGGCGGGAACGACCAGGACGCGGTGGAGGGGATCAATACCCTGATCGCAACGCTGGATCTTGAGAATCAAACCAAGATTGCTAAGGAGGAAGAAGTGCTGGAAACCCTGAACCGCATACAGGAACGTGCAAGGGAGCAGAATATCAAAAACAGGAAGGACGCATTCGACAAACAACTTGCCCAGGAGGAAGAATTTCTGAAAGCGCAGCGCGATATAACTGAGGAACTCACCCAAAACATAAGCGACATAACCGCCAATTTTTTCAGCGGAGAAATAAAAACCTTTGAGGACTTCCTAAAGGGAACGGTAATAGCCGCCCTTGATGCAGCCGAAAAGACCATCCAGATTTACGCCCTGGAAGCAACGGCTAAGCAGATCGCAGAAAAGGGATTTGCAGGTATTGTAACCGGCGCTATCCTGTCAGCGGTGATAAAGGCCGGGTTCACTATCCTGAAAAACTCAATCGCGGGATTTGAGGAAGGCGGGCAGATCAAGACCTATTCAGGCTCAAAGGTGGGCCAGTCAAAACGGATTACGGGATCGGGTAGAGATACGGTATTAATCAAGGCCTTCCCCGGCGAAGTAATGATGAACCCGGAACAGCAGACAAGACTAAAACAACTGGCCGGGCCTGACATATTCCGCCGGGTGGGTGTGCCTGGGTTCCAGGGCGGCGGGCTAATTCAGAACACGCCACAGATCATTAACCCCAATATTGCAGTGCCGGCAGCAGCACAGGGGACGCAAATAGATCAATCTGTATTCACCAACCAGGCGCATATCATTGCGGCTGAGGTGGCCCGGCAAGTATCGGCAGCAGTTGAGGCGGGTATAATTGACGCCAACGAAATAAGCGACCGGCGTCGGCAGTTAATAAAAGATAGACGTGCATAATGGCAGTAACAATAACAAGCAATCCGGGCGATTATCAACCGATTGGAAACCGGTTTGAGTTCGGTTTCACCATTGACGCTTCCGGCGATGGCGGCAACTTAGTCTATTCAATCGGGTATCAACTGTATGATGACGATGATACCGCGATAACCGACCTGGAGCAGATACCTTATTCCGCCGCCGAGCAGTTCGCCGATTTTGCCAACGACATAAAGCCGCACATTTTTACAACCCTGCAAGATCCGGGAGACGCGCCTATATTTGAATTCGATGCCAACGCGCAAAAACAGTTTTACGTCACCTATGGGCAAATTGAGTTCGACGCATCCGGATGCACAACGGAAACCAGCGGCGTATCAACTGAATCATCCGAATATCTTGCCATTAATTCAGCCTGGGATTGGTTTGAGGATTACAGCGGGCTGGATGATGGCGACTTGGTTATGCTATCAGATAGGCCGGTCTATAACGAGGTAACGGCGGATCAGGATATTTTTGTAAGTATGTTCAGGGAGCCAACAGATAATATCTTTGCCTTCCGGTTGAATTACGACAAGGACGGCAATCAAATCGGGTCCACAGTTATCAACAGTGTGGTATCTTCCGGTGTCCACATTTACGCGATGTCGGCTTTTCCGGACACGTACACCGACATTCACCACTGGCAGGTAAATTTCACTGAGCTGATAGGCGGATCACCAGTCATTAAGGCGTATAATTTCCTGATTTCCCAATGTGCAGATTCGTCTATCCGGGAATTACACTGGATCGAGCCAAAGGGATCACAGGCAAGCATCGTGTTTGAAACGGTGTCCTTTGGAGGGAATCAGGCAGCGGGATCTACCTTTGAAAAATACGTGCCTTCCGGGCTTACCAACGTGCAGCGCGGCAAGGATTACGGACTATCAAGGGCGAATGTCCGGTCACTCCGCAGGGTGACATTCAGCAAGATCATGTACAATGCAACAGACCTACCCAAGTGGCTGGACGGCCTGTTCGCAAGTAGTATGCACTACGTAAAATATCCGCTTTCAAATGGTACATACATCCTCGCAAAGTTTGTTATCGACAGCGGAAGTTATGAAGCGTACAATGAAAACCAATTGGTCCTGACTGTTTCGGGGTCGATCCATATACCAGTAAACGCCTTATGAGTTGCTGCCAGTGCTTGAAAATACAGATTACATCTTCCGTAACCGGGATGCCGGCGCATTTCCTGAACGGTTCAAAACTGTATCTAGACATTCCGGAAAACCTTGCCCTGGAGCTTTCAAAGTCCCTTTCCCGGCTTTCCGACCTTGAAAAAATTGAAGATGAAGCGGCAATTGAATTCGACATACCATACAGCCCAAAAAATGAGATAATAGGCCGGTTTGTACGCAACCATAACCTGATTTCAAATGATTATTCGGCCCTGCCTATACTTGTTCAGGAGGGGTCGGTAGTCCATCACTCGTTCACCGAACTGCTTTTCACCGGTTCATCCGATAACTCAAAGACATTTTCGGTCAAACTTCAAAGGGGAACAACGCACTGGATCAGGGGCGCAAGGGAAAAATACCTGAACACCATCGACTTTGGGACTTACGAATTCACACAAACCAACCTAGAGGACACCTGGACCAACGATATAGAGTATATCGACGGCGACCAAGGGGTTTGGTTCCCGCTATGCCATTACGGCGGTTGGATAGCAGAAAGTACTATCCTTGTCGAAGATTACCGCCCTTGGTTCCATGCGCTTTCCGTACTGCAAAAAGGGTTTTGTGAAATCGGTTGGTCGTTCCGTTCTCCCTGGCTGGAAACAAGCCCAGGGCGGCGGCTTGGTGTGTATATCCTGCGCGAAGATTACGGCTTTGATCCCGATTCGCTGGATAACCGGGGATTCCTGGCGTCCGCTCCGGTGCTGGATAATGGTGGGGTTATAATCTTCCAAACCGAGGATTACGACCCATCCAATAGTTACAACCCGGTAATAGGCGAATATACCGGTTCTATGGAAGGATCCTTCACCGCCGTTATGGAGATAGAGGCAAATTCCGACGGCGGCCAGGACAGCATACCGGCGACGGTGTTAATCCAGATCGTTAAACGCGAAACCGACGGCACGATAACAGAGATTGCCGGAACAAGCCGCAACCCTCCAACATCTAGCAGGACTTACAATATCACAATTACCGGCAGTACCAGCATAACCTACGGCGAAGCTGTTTACATCCTGATTACCCTTACCGGCGACGGTTCGTACACTGTCAACGGCGGTTATTTCACCAACAATCCGATCCGGGTACTACCCCAAAAAGGGGATATACTTGAGTTAAGCGACTATGTTCACCCCGACTACACCCTGCACGATATTCTTTCCGGATTCGCCCACGCCGGAAACTGCAAATTCAAAACCGATTGGGTTAACCGCGAGGTGTGGATGTACACGCCTTACGATTCTGAGTGGTACGGCGACGCGGTGGACGGGTTCTACCTTACCGCGCCGGAGGATGTAACGGAATTGATCGAGGTAGAAAGCGAGGAAACCACAGCAGAAAAAACATCACAGTTAAGGTATATCACCCTGCAATTTAAGGGTAGCACAGACGCCTATATCGAACTCAACGAACTGGAGGCCGGAAACCCGCTTTATTCACGCGATATTGACCTTGGCGAAGGATTCATCGAAGAAACCGAAACCAGCGAAAACCCGTTTTTTGAGCCTACAGCAAACGCAATTATTGACAAGTTCCCGGCCATTTCTCCGGAGGTTACGACCTACAATATCGACATTCCACACTTATGGGACAATGACCAGGGCGAGGTTTCGTACAAGATCAAACCCCGACTGCTTTACTTTTTCGGATATGTCTATCAGATTTATGACGATGATGGGGGAGGGGGTACGACCAGGAAGTACAAATTTGAAAACGCAACTGCCGAACTTGTCCCCTATGCTGGGCAGCGCTTCAATTCAAAGTGGGCAACATCCGGCCTTGATCCCGGAACGGCAATAGAAAATGATTACGCTGTTTACGGAACGGATGATTACGACTTTTACAGTCTTGGTTATGCGCGGGAATTGCTTACCCGGAAATTTGCGGGGCGTTCTTCCGTTCGTTTCGATATGTCAGCGCAGCGATACCAACAGACTGACTTCCGGAAACTTTATTTGGCCTATTACAACGGGCGGACCTTCTATTTCCGGCAGGAGGATATAAGCACGTACCGAACCTGCGCAGCAGAAAGCGCAATTGTGGTTATCAGGCCGGAGCCATTTATAGGGGACATTTGCCCCGATCTTATTACCGTCGATCCTTCAACCTGCCAGAACCGGCCCCGGATTGACGTAACGGTTAACGTTTCCGGCGACTACATTTCAGCGGATGCAGATGACAGTGGTATAGATTCGCCGATTGATGTAGATGATTGGGAGTACAGCACGGATGACGGCGCCAACTGGTCGGCATACACGCCCAACGATCAGATCAGCGGTTTTGAAACGGTTATCTTCCGGCGCGAGGTTTCCTTCACCGATGGCTGCCCCACCAAGATCGTAACCCGTACCGGATCGTTTGCAACCGCTTGCGAAAACAGCCCCGGCATAAGCCTGAGTTATGATGATGGGACCAATACCATCACAGCCACAGGTACGGGGTCTTTCAATTCAAGCATCGACAGTGACGATTGGGAGGTGAACGAGGACGGCGGCGGGTATGTGAGTTACACCGAGGGCGATCCGGTGACCGGTTTCGATACCGTTACCTTTCGGCGCACGGTGGTCTATACTAATTCCTGCCCGACCGACATAATTACAGCGACGTACACGGTTGCCGGTACGCCTTGCGACAATGATGTTTCCATTGTCTTTACCGAAGTCCTGCCGGGATCGTGCGCCTATTCTCTGAGTATTACCGGCAACACAAGCACAGCGGCGTTTGTAACTTTCCAGGTATCGGAGGATGGCGGGACAACCTGGCGCACGGATGCCGGTATTGCTGTCCGGAAAACACCGAACACGGTTGTCCGGGCATTTGTGTACTACTCCGACGGCTGCCCGGCATCAGTTGCTCAAAGTGAATGCCCATGACAAAGGAAAAACTAATACAACTTTGGTCGGATGAACTGGAACTAAACTACTGCCAGGAAGTTTGGTTTTGCCCGATGGCCGAGCAAATGAGTGAGGAAGATTTGGCTAAATTCTTTATTGTACGCGATCTTTCCAAGGGTATGTCACTCAATCAGGTGGTAACAAAATATAATATATCAAAGCGCAAAATTCGCAGAATAAGAGATCAAGCAGGGATCAAAAGTGTGCCATAAGCGGCACGGCAAAGGATAACGTATATTGAAATTGTATAAATGTTTGCGGTCCTTTGTGGCACAATCTTTATTATGCCGCTGGAAAATGTAGGGACATTTGTACTTTCTTCCGGATGCGTTAACTCGCATGGGATGCGGGTTCTCACCTCTGGTATCGACATTTCCCGTTTTCAATCCAACCCGATTATGCTTTACAACCACCTGCGCACCACGAGCGGGTGGTTCAGTGATAACGCAACCACCGACAGCGTTTTGCCTATTGGCGTCTGGAAGAATATAACCAGGTCCGCCGGGCAACTCACTGCCGAGGCATGGGTAGATTATGAGGATGAGTTCGCCGCAAAGATCGGGGACAAGGTAAAAAACGGGGTTATTCGGGCCGTCTCCATCGGGTTCAAGGCACTTGCTTACAGCGACGCGCCGGAGGACAAGGTGATCGGACAGGATGCGGAAACCATTACAAAGGCCGAGATACTTGAAGCCTCCCTGGTAGATATTCCCTCAAATCCGGATGCCCTGATTCTCAATTCAATGGGCCAGCGGGTCGAACTTGGCGAAAAGACCAAGGGCGACAATATTTTTTTCATCAACACCCATTACCGGGTAGAAAATCACAAAAGCATGAACGAAAAGAATTTGTTCGCTGCGGTTCAGGAAAAGTTCAAAGCCTGGTTCGGCAAAGAAATAAAAGACGAGGCCGAGGCTATTGAACTGCTTTCCAGCGCAGCAAAGCCGGAAGGCGCAGACACGGCGGCAATCGAAGCCAAATTTTCGGCCCTGCTCGATGCAAAGGCCGCTGAAATCAAACTTGGTTACGAGGGCTTGGTTGATAGCCTAACCGAGCAAGTGATTGCCCTTGCCGCGCAGGTTGAGGAACTTGGAAAGGCTAAGGAAACCGCCACGCAGGTTCAACAGGCTGTCAACGTCCAGAACGGCAAAGTAACCGAACTTGCTGCCAAACTTGCAGCAATGCAAGCGGGCCGATCAGGTGGTCAGCCGCCTGTTGAGACGGTCGCCGCCGAAAAGGTTGATCTTTCCACAGAGGAAGGCCAACAAAAAGCCGGTGCAATGGCTGCGCGGTCCATGACCGAGGCGCTCAAGATTGCTCAAGGCAAGGTCAAAGTCAAAATGAATTAATTCACAACCAAGAAAAAAGCAAAAGCAATGGCTGAAGTAGTCAACATAGGCCGGTTTGGCGGCGCTTCTTTGAACTTCCCGGAGGGCACGGTAGGCGTCACCGCGAACGGGGGTTCAATCTTTGCGCTGAACCTGGAGGCCGCAACACAATTTTTCCAGGACATCGCCATCAAAAAGGCGGACATCCTGGGCGGCGAGGATGGTATTTATTCCATCGTCAACGTTGGCCGGAACACGGTCGCAAAGTTCCAAAAACTTTCCGTTCCTTCGCACCTCCTGCAATCCCGGAAAAACTGCCAGGTGTGGACACCAAAAGGGCGGATGTATTTCACCCCGGAGGAAATTCCCACAGTGCCGATAGAGTACAACGGCGAACAGTGCGCCGACAGTTTCTTCGATTCCTGCATGGAAAAGATTCTGCCCGCCGGAAACATGGTCAACGACATTACCGGCACTCCGGAAGGAGCTGCGCTGTTTGGCCAGATGATCCAAAACATCTTCCTGGGCCTTGGTAATTCGTTCTACGATCTTGCGCACTGGTCCAACGATGATTTTGCGGATCAGTCCAACACCAATAACTGGTGGAGCCTATACGGAACCGAAACCGCCGCACAATGGGCGGACTTCCGGGATCAACAGACCTCAACCACGCTCCAGGGCTTCCTACCTCAGATCGACGCTGAAAAGGTGGCCGGTACGGCG